TTTCCACCTTCTTTAATACCAGCACCACTTTCAATATATGATGTGGTGTTTGAAGTACCAACCAATGCACCGGCTGTAGTAGCAACAGAGTCTGCCAATAACGCACGGTCGATTTGTTCTACTTCGCCGTCTTTGTTCACTTTTCCAGTAAGGTTAGCTACACTTGTCAAAGTGCCTGCTGTATCAAAAAAGTCAACAAATAAGAATGCAAACGCAGTTCCAATAAATCCAGCGGTCATTAACATACTAAAGTCTAAACTGAAAGCATGTTCTGGACTTGGAATAGCACCTGCCAATCCATTTAGGTCTGATATACCTGTTATCCAAGCAATAATAGATACTGCAAGAATACCGAGAATAATTGCTCCTGGTATTTTGCGTTTATCCAGTATAGCCATTATGATAAAACCTAGTCCTGTAAGCAATACTGGCCAACTTGTTACATCTCCTAAACCAACTAAAGTAGCAGGATTATCAACTACTACACCTGCATTCTTCAATCCGATTATGGCAAGAAATAAGCCAATTCCTGCACCTACACCTAGCTTCATACTTCGCGGGATACTATTAATAATATACTTACGTGCTGGTGTTACACTTAATCCAATAAACACTATACCTGCTACAAATACAGCGGCAAGTGCTTGTTGGTAGGTATATCCCATACCAAAAATAACACCAAATGTAAAGAACGCATTTAGTCCCATACCTGGTGCAAGTGCCACGGGCCAGTTAGCCCAAAGCCCCATAATCAATGTACCAATTACGGCGGCAATAATAGTTGCTGTAAACACAGCACCAAATCCCATACCACTTCCTTCAGTAGAAAGTATAGCTGGGTTTACCACAGTAATATATGCCATTGTGAGAAAGGTTGCCAATCCAGCCATTACTTCTGTTCTCACAGTAGTTCCGGCTTTTGACAATCCAAATAGTTTTTCTAACATATATCTCTCCTATTAGATAGTAAAAAAAAGTGGCCCGTTCTGTTGCCCGGTGGTGCCATACCGCGAAGTTGCCGGTTATTAAGCGGCAATAAGTTCACGATCCATAGAAAGATCTAAAGAAGTGAACGCTTCAGGTGCAAAGTTATCGTTTGCATTTATTAAGGTTCTTGCGTTAACCGAGCTTGCGCCGGACGACTCCACTTTCCTAATCACCGCCTGTCGATCCTATTTCAGCCCCATCATAAAGACATTGACCCAACTGGCTTACAAATATATTCAACTGTATCCCAGTCACCATCTGCTGGCATACTTGCATACACTTTCAACATTTGATTACATTCTACTTCAGATTTAAACCATTGTACATCTTGTTCTAGGCAGGTCGAGCCTAAACAAACAGTAAGTAGAATGTGCCATATAACTTCCATTCAATGTCCTTATGGTGGAGCTGCCGGGTACCGCCCCCGGGTCCAGTTCACCTTTCGAATTGCTTCAACATCGTACTATATTTATAGCATATAACGAACGGCTTTGTCAACCATTTCTTTATATACTTGCAAATAAAAAATATCTCCCACAATATATGCAAAGGATATCCAGAATAAAGAAATGACACCCAATCGGATTCTTTCTTTTCGTTTGTGTATCCACATTTGAAATTCTGGATCGTCAGTCGCATAAAAGACAACCGGCCGACCGTGATATAGTCGACCGATTCCTTTATATGGTTTATATTTTTTATTTGGCTTTTCGTCTTTGAAGGTTTGACCACCTTGCATAGCCATATCTGATCACATATTATTTTTCTTCTCTTGGATTTCCTTACGTCTTTCCTTTGTAAGTTTACCAAGGTCGCCTAATGCTTTTCTTGCACGGGCCGCCGCAGCTTTTACACCTTTTGTTTCAAAAGATTCTTGTTCAGCTACGTAATTATTAAACGCTTGAACGATTTGTTCATGTATACTCATATTTATCTCCTTTTAATTAAGTTTTAAACCTGTGGTTGTTTCTAGATATTTTTTATTAATATCTTCGATGGTTTTTGCTTTAGTAACAATTAAATTATTATTAAAACGCATATCTTCACTACCGCTAGTGAACATATAAGGAGCAAGTCCAATACCTTGTCCTGCCATTACAACCATCATAGGTTTTCTTAGTTTAACGTACACAGATGTTTCTTCAACTAATCTGCCTACTATTTCTTCACCTGAAGTAATTTTGATAGAAATAGTATCATTTTCTTTGTAAGGACCTTCAACTAACATTATCCGTGTCCTGTTCCATTGTATCCGGTGTCTTCAATGTATTTCACAAACTGTTCATAGCCACCTACGACATGTGTGTGTACTTTGATTTGTGGAAATGTTCTAGCACCAGGGAAGTTTTCGAAAACTTCATCTCTATCAAAATCTTTTCCAAGTTCTTTGTAGGTAAAACTAAATCCTCTTGATTCGCACAATGCTTTTGCTTTCATACAAGATGGACAGGCAGGCTTACCCCATATCTCAACGCTCATTTACTATCCTTTCAAAAACCAATTTGGCCCAATGTTTCAAGTCCTATCGGATGTGTTTGAAACACTAAACTATATCTTTTCCCTCTAAGCGGTGGTCTTGCCGCATGAGGTATTTCCGATTTAAATTTTACCAGTCTTCCAAAAATAGGAACAACTGTGCGGAAAATTTCTTGGCCCTCTATAAAAATAGTCTCGCCACCCATTGTTACGTCCCAGTTTGGACTCAGGTATATCATATATGTATGCCCGTTCCAAGAACTACTATCCACATGTGGCTGCGGACAATCGCCAGGACGAAAACAATTATAGATGCATCTTTTAAACTCTTTTTGATCTAGTAGCTCTATAAATTCATAAGCAATTGGTTCAAAGTTTCTTTCAAATGGCTTGCCTAGTGTAAATAGATTTTGATCTTCGGGACTATCAGGAAGTTCTTCCCAGTCATTATAAGATTCAAAATAATTAAAAGTGCGTGTTAAAAGTTCCTCAGGAAATAGATTGTCCTGGACTTCTATCATAAACTAAATCCTTTCAATACATCTTTAGTCACATCTTGTTTAATGCCCCCGACGATGTAAGACTCTACTTCAGTTTCTTGTGGTGCTACTTGTAACCCAGAACTAGATAGCCAATGTTGTGTCCACGGAAGTGGATTTGTATTCACAGGCTGATCAAATATAGCATCATATCCTAGTGCTTTAAGTCTACGATTAGCAATATATTCAACGTATTGGTGTAGTAACTGTGCATTCAATCCAATCATTGATCCATCTTTAAACAAGTATTCTGCCCAAGCCTTTTCTTCTTCAACACATGATTTCCATAGTTCGTAAACTTCTTTATCACATGACTTAGCAATCTTTGCCATTTGAGGATCATCTTTACCCTGCAACCATAATTTAAGAACATGTGTTGAAAGAGCTAGGTGTTGTGCTTCATCTCTAGCTATAAGTGAAATAATTTTAGCACTGCCTTCCATTAGCTTTAGTTCGCCAAAGCCGAATGTACAGGCAAATGATACGTAGAATCTAAGTCCTTCAAGAATGTTTACAGTCATCATTGCAAGAAATAATTTCTTTTTGACGTCTGTCATTGTACCTTCTTTTAAATGGATCAATTTGTCTGCCGCTTCAGTAAAAGCATCATAATGTTTTGTTACTGATACAGCACGTTCAAGTATTTTTTCGTCATCAAGAATAGTATCAAATACTTCACTTGGATCTGCATATACATTTTTCATAATATGTGTATATGAACGTGAATGTATTGTTTCAAAAAAGTCCCACGTAACAATACAACCTTCTAGTTCAGGAAGAGACACATGAGGCAAGAAAGCAAGACAAGGTCCTCTTCCCTGCACCGAATCTAACAGTGTCTGATATTTTAAATTCGCAGTGAAAATATGTTTTTGTTCAGGACGAAAGTTAGCATAATCTGCTCTATCTTTTTGTAAACTTACTTCTTCTGGTCTCCAAAAATACCCAAGCATTGTTTGATTTAATTTATCAAACACGGGAAATTTGAATACGTCATATCTTTGTGTGTTTTGATCTGCACCAAAGAACATGTTCTGTTTGGTGAAATCGACCTTATCTTTATTAAAAACTGTTTTTGCCATCTTTCTTCCTTTTACTGTATGTTAAGTGTACACTGATCAAACATTGTTGTCAACCTATATTGCACAGGCTTCACAATATTCTTCGTACTCCTCGTCTGTGCCGGAAAACTCTGCCCTCTCAATTGGCTTGTTTTCTTCTTCTTGTAATTCACTAGGATCAGTTTTAAAATCATATGTATTTTGATAGTATGACGTTTTCCATCCTAGTTTATATGTTGTTAATAAATCTTTTATCATTACACTCATTGGTACTTCGTTATTTTCATACTGTGTTGGATTGTATGACCAGTTACCACTGATAGCTTGATCAAAGAATTTCTGCATAACAGCAACTATGTTTATGTATCCTTCGTTGCTTGTCATTTCCCAAAGCAATGTATAATCATTTCTTAAGGAGTAATATTGTGGAACAATCTGCTTAAGAGGCCCTTTCTTCGACTTTTTAACGGACAAGTATCCTCTAGGTGGCTCAATTCCGTTTGTTGCGTTCGACACAACGGAACTGCTCTCCGAAGGCATTTGTGCGGACAATGTGCTGTGCCGTAAACCGTGTTGTTTAATGTCCTTGCGTAAAGAAGACCAATCATATTTAAGTTTATTCTCCACTAATTCATCAACATCTTTCTTATATGTATCAATAGGTAAGATGCCGTCTGCATATTTAGTTCTATTGAAATACTCACATGCTCCTCGTTCTTGTGCTAATTCATTTGATGCTTTAAGCAAGTAGTATTGAAATGCTTCTGACAAATCATGTACAAGTTTCCAAGCCTTTTTACTATTATAAGACACTTTGTTTTTTGCCAAATAATGTGCTAGTCCAATATATCCGATACCTAAAGACCTTCTTGCCTTTGTAGATATTTCAGCCGCCTTAATAGGATATCTTTGATAATCAATTATTTCTTCTAATGCTCTGACAGCTAAATCACAAAGTTCTTCTAAATCGTCTAATGATTTTATTACACCAACGTTAATTGCAGATAGGATACAAAGTGCAATTTCTCCTTGCTCGTCATCAATATGTTGGAGTGGTTTAGTAGGTAATGTAATTTCTTGACATAGATTGCTCATGTATACTGTATCCTTAAATGAACTATGTGTATTACAATGATCAACATTCATTATGTAGATACGTCCTGTTTCAGCACGTTCCTTTATAAGAGCAGAAAATAATTCCATTGCTGGCATAACTTTTTTCTTGATAGAAGTTTTTCTTTCATATGATTCATAAAGTTCTGTAAACTTGTCTGGATCTCCAAAGTATGCATCGTATAATCCTGGCACATCATTTGGCGAGAAAAGAGTTATGTCGCCACCAGATAAAAGTCTTTCGTACATTGTTTTATTCAACTGAATAGAATAATCTAATTTTCTTACACGATTATCTTCTGTGCCTTTGTTATTTTTAAG